AAGACGTAGACGATTTAATGAAGAAACTAGAAGATTATATTTATATTAGCGAAATTCCTGAAATTGTATTGGGATGTTATATGCGCTGGATTCCGTTGAAAGACCCTGAAAACATATTTTTAACGCGCGGTGCAATGATTTGTGACATTAATATATGTGCAAAAGGAACAAGTGTTGTTTGCACAAATCGTAATAAAAAATATATGCAAATAAATATGGATGAAGCACTTGTTTTTAGAAAACTAACACCACAAGAAAAAATATTGCTTAGTGCAATGAATTATTTGAAAAAATAAAAAACAATCTTTATTTATTATTTCAAATAAATTTAAATTCTCGATTGTGTATATGAGCCACTATACACTTTTCATAAATGATATTTTAAATAAAAATTTTTTATTCCAAGAAGAAGTAAAAGAAAAGGTAAAAGAAGAATCGTTATTTTCATCTAGTTACGTTAATGTAAATGATATAAAACCCGCACTATTATCAAATAGTTATACTTTTATTTATCATAGGTTGACTACATATTCGTATGCTAAATATAAAGAGAAATATGACTATTTAAGAAAAAAAACTCGTTCTTTTTATGAAAAGTAATCTAAAAAATAGGTTGGTTCGTCGCCAATTCTTGTGCTATCATTCCTGCAGATGCAATCATCGCTAGACGACCATTATTTAATTCTTTATTCAAAAGTTCTTTACCTTTATCGCTAGTTAAATCATCACCCAGTGAAAATCCAATGTCACCTGGTTGATATTCTTCATTCAATCGAAAAATGTTTTCATTGCTTTCAAAAGGGTTTTTCCATCCTTTTAACATAGATGCAAATTCAGAGCTAAACATTAAACCAGTTAAACCCATTTGCATTACTATGGGAAGTTCATCAAAATCATGTACCGCTGATTGATGTGTCATTTTTTCAATAATTGGAATAGTAATGGCACTAACCATACCAAGACGTCCATGTTTTAGCTCAGCTTCGCGATAAAATTGTTGGTTCGCCAAATCACCCTCTTTAGAAAATCCCAACGGATCGAAATAACCGAGGGGGCGTGTTGAACCTTCAAAAACAAATCCTCCTGACGTGGCGCATAAAAGTAAAAAACTAAATAATTTGTAAACCATTATACATAATAAAAAACGTTATTTATTTAAGTTATTTACTTTCTTAAAAATTATTTCACCCAATTATTTGCTAATTGTTTATAACTCGATTCACTTACCTTAACTTCATAAGAATATTCGTATTTGTTTTTAATTTCGTTCAATATATAGGAGTCATCGCTAATATTATATTTACGCAAAACATTTTCGATATTTTGTTTCAGCTTCAAATCGTAAATAATAGAATCATCATTGCAATTTGAAGCATTACCAATTCGGATTACTCTATGGTTTGATGGTTGATTGATTTTTGTCCAACCATTGTGGGTTGCAGCACGTAATGACATTAAAGATTCTATTCTTGACATGTCGTTTTGTTAGTTTACATTGATTTTAAGATTGTAATTAAAATCAATTTTTATTTTTTCTTTCTTTTTATTTTATTACAAATATGCTTTTGTGAATTCATCCTTTTCGATTTGTTTCGTTTAAATAATTTAAATTATATATTTAAATTATTTAGAATGAATTACTATCTTTATGGGTTACAGCGAAGTGGCACTAATGTTGTTCAAACTTTTATAGAAAAGAATTATAATATTTCTTTTATGAATGGAGAAAAACGATATTCGCCATCACACAAACATTTTAGAATATATGATAATAAAAATTTGATACCAGTAACAGATAAATCAAAACAATATAATAATCCATTTATCATTAATTCTTTAGAAGATTTAGATAAATTGTTAAGGGATTTAAATCATACTAATAGATATATTATTGTCTATAAAGATATATTTTCTTGGCTTCCGTCTATTGAAAAATGGGCAAAAGAATGTAAATGGATAACAAATTCAAAAATGGATTTTATTGAAGATTATTTACATTTTATAAAAAAATGGTATTCAATCAGAAATGATAGAGTAATATTTATTAATTATGATGACTATTTAAATCTATCTGACAAAGATAATTCATTACTAGATAGGTTATCATTATTCTTAAATTATAAACCTCAACAAACTAATTCTACCTTTGATAGAGTAAATTGTTCATCAAAATTTACATCTGATAGAAAAAAATACTATTTAAATAAAGAATATTTAAATATTTATTCAAAAGAAGAAATAGATAAAATAAAAAATAATCCAACTTATAAAGAAATTACTGAATACGAATTTTAATTCTTCTTACCATTTGAAATTATATTATTTGCGAGTTTAAAATAATATAATATTTAATTCATGATACAATAATCGAATGATGTTATTGGAAATTTCTATTACAAATATGCTTTCGCAAATTCATCTTTTGTCATAATAATAATATTTAATGATTTTGCTTTTTCTACCTTACTAGAACCATCATCATGAGATTTTACTAACAATGCAAATGTATTTTTCGATACAGACGCACTTTGTTTTACATTGTATTTATTTTTCAAATTGTTAATAAATTCTTCATCTCGAAAACCTGTCATAACAATATGTTTTTGAAACAATACATGATTAATATCATATTCTTTTTCTATTTTTGCACTTGTTTCTAATTTGTATGTTAATTTGCAATTTTCCAAAAATGCAGTAAACTCGCCTATGCGTTCTACAAAATTAGTTGCGGTTTTCTTTGCCATAGATTTTACGTTTGCAAGCCTTTCTATTTTTGCTTCATTTGATTCTTGCGAGACAATTATTTCAGGATATCCTTCTAATATCGCTTCAAATTTTTTAGTACCAAACCCATGCTCAAATTTGTTCGATGCAGTCATCAATACTGGCAATTTCGCTTTTTCTAATTGTGCTTTAATACCTGTTGATAAATTCGTTGCCGTTTTTTCTTGTATACCTTCTATTTTCATAAAGTCATCTTTCGTCATTTCCAAAATTTTGCAAATACTTCGATATCCCCCTTTCATTAACTTGCGCACCGTTCCTTCACTCAATTGTTTCACCTTTAGTGTTTGAAAAAACATAGTAATGTTTTTTTCTAATACCTCATCATTTTGGTCTTTATCTTCCAAAATAATATCTACATGAGTACTATTCCAATAATATTTTTCATCAGGCATTTTTGGTTCTTCTGCCGGTTCGATTACCTCCTGAATATAAGGAATCACGTCACCACTACGAATAATCTTTACCATTGCACCTAAATTTAATTTTTTTTCTACCACAAATGCAGCATTAAAAGCAGTAGCATATTCAATAGTTACACCTCCTAATTCAATAGGTTCAATACGTATACGTGGTTTTAAATACCCATCTTTGCTTGGAGACCATAACACATCGACTATTTTCGCTTCTGCGACTTGGTCTGTCAAAACCATTTTAAATGCAAATGCATATTCGGGATTTTTCTCTTGGCGAGGATAAATTTCATTATGTGTTACAATTACACCATCCATAATATAACTATATCCTTCACGCCAAGCCACCAAATTTTTAGAAAGAGAATCATTTGTAATAGAATCACATTGTACATGATGCACCACTTTTACACCCAGCGTTTCCATCAACTTGAATTGGTCGCTTGGTTTCAATACTGGTTCTATTACTTCGTATGCTACGAAATCAATATTATTCATAACATCTGCATCTACTGATTTAGAATTCATTAATCCCGAAACAAAATTACGCGCATTTTTAAAAGATTTTGCATAATGTTTTGCAAACAATTCTTTTGAAATAATAAATTCTCCACGAATAGTAATATTTTCCTTTTTGGGCAAACGTAAATAAGGTATTAAATAACTAATATCTTGACCAACACGTCCGTCACCTCGTGTATAAAGTTTTTCTTCGCCATTTTCTGTTGAATATAAACCACTGACACCATCCAATTTTACAGATAACATATAATCCTTTGGATATTTTTCTATGAATTTTTCTATTGCATTTGTAGTGGGTTTAATTTTGTCCATTGACCCCATGAAATAAGGAAGCGTTACTTTGTTTTTCACGTTTTTAATAATTGGTGCTCCAATTTTTTTCAACACTTCATTTTTGGGAAATTTCTTTTCTACAAATTCTTTTAAAATATCATATTGATTGTCATTCATTAATGCTTTTTCATTATAATATTGCTCATTTGCATGCTCCATCATTTTTACTAACATTGATTCTTCCAGTTTATCTAAATAATCGATGTTTTTAGATAAGAACTGCTTTATATGCAATTTAATTTCACGTTTTGGTACTACCTTTCTTTTGATAGTCATTGTTTTTGGCTTTCCTTTATTATTTGACGATACCTTTTTAATTGTTTTCGGACTTGATTTTTTAATAGTAACTTTCGGGGTTTTATTTAGGCGTTTTTTAGCAGTTTTGATTTTTTTAGAAGACGATTTTGCAGGTGGTGGAGTTGTTTGTTTCAATGTTTTTGGACTTGATTTTTTAGATGATGATTTTTTAGTATTTAGTACTTTTTGAACACTAGGTTTTTGATTTGTTTTTGTTTCTTGTTCGGATTTTTTTATAGAATCACTAGTTAGTTTTACTATAGCATTTCCATTTTTTCTTTGTTCTGGAGTTTTGTATTCCAAACCCAAATACGAAAAAATATCTTGTTCACTTAAAAATTCCCCAACTATTTTATCGCCTTTCTTTTTATTTTCCATTTTATACAAACCATGTTCATTTAGTGTTACTCCCTTAGAAAGTGCGTGATGCCGCATAATTGTATTAAAAGCTTTTGAACCTGTAAAATATAATACAGCAAAAGCATATTCATCTGGTGGGGCATATAAAAAATCCAAGCGACGAGCCTTTTTCCCTTCTAATTGACCAATCGTTAAACTTTTAACTTTACCACGACTTAATACTTCTATTATGATTTTTTCTTTTATTAACCCGTCTAAAAAATCGGCAAATACTTTCTTATTATCTAGTTTGGAAGTAATAATTAAATCGATGTCTCCTGAACTTGCAAGGCCTCGACGATAACTTCCTACTATTTCAAATGACACATCGTCTTTTTGTGATACAAATATTGTATCAAACACTTTTTGTATTTGTTTATCATATACTTCTATTTCTTCACGAGGGATGCGATGAGTTAAATCTTCGTAATATCTTAACCCTTTTTTTTGAACATTGTTCAGCATTTCAGGATGTTTGTTAAGTTCCTCTATTGTGGTAATACCCTTTTCAATAATTTCTTTAGCATTTTTAATTCCTATTCCATGTACCTGAGTAAATACATTAATTGGGTTAACACGTTCACGTTCTAAATAACCAACTTTCCCAGTTTCTTCAAATTCCTTCAGTTTTTTTAAAATTGCTGAACCCATTCCAGGTTTGCCTTCTAATTGTTTATAAGTATTTATATCCTCGTTCATAGTTAATATTGTTTCTTCGCCTTTTTTGTATGCACGTGCTTTAAAAGGTTCTCCTTGGCGCATTAATATTGTTTCCAATTCACTTAATATTTTTGAAAAATCTTCATTGTAGCGTTTTTTATTTTCTATTGAACTAGATGTTTTTTTCATAGTTTTACTCGATGATTTACTTTTAGATTTTTTTCTTGAAGAACTTTTTGTTTTACTATCCATATATTATGCATTTTTTTTATTTCAACTCATTTTTTATTTTTTCGCGTTTTGCTGAATTTTGCACGCTTTCGTATTTTATATGTTTTTCCTTTGAAATTCTTTAAACTTGACTTTTTTTCACATTGAAACTGATATATATCCAATTTTTTTCGGTGAATAACAGAATCACGACAAATACCTGTAGGAATACGTTCACTTTTATCTTTGCGTGATTTTTTCACTTTTTTTATGCATCTACATAATTTATTGGCTAAAACATCTTCCGCGGTTGATTTCATCTTGGAACGAGTTTTTGGGATAGGAATATCATAATAATCTAAAATTTTTTTATAGTCATCGTGGTTTAAAAGTTGTTCCATATATTAGTCTAATATTATAATTGATTTAATAAATTTGCTAATATAATAATATTCGCATATATTATGCTAACAACACATAACAAACATGTAATTGTTTTTGATTTAGATGAAACATTGGGTTTTTTTCAAAATTTTGGTCTATTTTACTATACACTGCAAAATTATATACACCAACCCATACCTTTTCAACTTTTTTGTGATATAATGGATTTATATCCTGAAATATTGCGTCCTAAAATCTTTTCTATTATAAGATATGTTCTTGATGTAAAAAAACAATATAACGTTACCATTATGATTTACACAAATAATCAAGGTCCAAAAGAATGGGTTCAGTTAATTAAACAATATTTTGAATACAAGTTAAATCAACCTATTTTTTCAAAAATTATATACGCTTTTATGATTAATGGACGCGTGATAGAACCAAAACGCACTAGTCATGATAAAACGTACAAAGATTTATTGCGCACAACACGATTACCGAAAGAAGCTAAAATATGTTTTATAGATGATGTATATTACGATGATATGAATGACGACAATGTATATTATTTACACATCGACCCCTATGTTTCGTCACTTCATTATACAACAATGGTAGAACGATTAGTTAAATCCAAATTATTGGGTGAAATTAATCAAAAATACTTAATCAAAAATATGGCAAATGCTTTTATGAATGTTAAATATCATCGCAAGACACAAAAAGATTATGATATGGATATTATTATTGGTAAAAAAATTATGATGTGTCTTCAAGAATTTTTTCTGGAATTTTAAATATTCGCGCAACACTTGTGAGTGATGTCGAAGATAACATAAAAATCGCCGCACTGAATATTATTTGTTGATCAAAATCAGTAAATTTATATTTACGCAAAGGATGAAATCGCCACAATAAAATTAATGCAATATACACATTAAATGTAGTTTGTAACGTTTCTAAATATTCGGGCGCAAAAGACGCTATTCCAATAAAAGTAGTTACATATATAAAATAGGTTGCAAATAATATAATATAATAAATTTTTTCTACGTTTTTCATTATTATATTATAGTAATATTTTTTCAAAGGCAATATTTACATGTTTTGCTTTACATCATTATAGATTTTCAATGTTCGCGCACTTGAATCTGTTGCATCAACATATTTTGGCATCCAAAAATATTTAATTATATTTGAACGCCCTTCGTAATGTTTTTCAAATATATGACGATAATATTGTTGTTCTTTTGTAATTGGTTTATTCCAATAATAATGACTTGATAAAAACATATTTTCTTCGTCAAGTGTTTCTATATGTTCTTGAATAATTTCATACCATGACCGGATTTGTTTGCTTACACCATCACTAAAAGCTTCTTTTGTTCGCCACAACACTTCCGTTGGCATTAATGGCTTTCCATCAAAGCTTACTTTTGAAAATGCATTTCTTACCAAAAATTTTTCACATTTTTTCAAATAATTATGATTGCGAATATTCGGATGTATAGACATATAATATTGTACAAAATAACGATCCAAAAATGGAGTTCGTGCCTCTAGTCCATTTGAAGAAATAGATTTATCTGAACGTAACACATCATAACTATGAATATTTGACATTAAGCGCTTGCATTCTTTATCAAATTCAATGCTATCAGGACATTTATGAAAATATAGGTAACCACCCATTAATTCATCGGCACCATCCCCATTAAATATAACTTTAGCTTCGCTATGTTCACTTATATATTTTGCAACCAAATAGTTACCAACACTTGCGCGAATTGTTGTTGTATCATATGTTTCCACGTTATAAATTACCTGAGGAATCGCGTCCAACATTTCTTTTTCGGTTACAACTACTTCATTATGATGAGTACCTAAATAATCTGCTACAATGCGTGCATATTTCAAATCATCAGAACCAGCTAATCCGATACTATATGTTTCTATTGTTTTTCCCGTATGCATTTTTACTTCACGATTTACAAGGGAACAAATCAATGAACTATCTAAACCACCTGATAATAAACATGCAATTGGACGTTCGGTTGTTTCAACGCGTTTTTTTACAGCAGACATCAAAAAACGAGTAATATTAAATTCTATTTCTTCAATTGACACTAGATTTTCATCACCTAAAAATGTATTAGTAATAATATTATAAGGTTGTTCACTTATTTCTGCTTCCCAACATTGGTCTTCTATTTTATATACCGAATAACTACCTGGTTTAAAATATTCTATTTCAATATTGCCTTCACGTTGACATAAAGTATGAAGCATTTTCATATCAGATGCAAACCCACAAAAACTTCTGATTGATTTTGAATATGTTTTATATAAAGGGCGTACACCATACGGGTCACGTCCAACAACTATTCTAGGATTTTGTATTTCACTATTATCATAAATAATAAAAGCAAATACACCATCTAACATACGCAATGTTTCTTCAATACCATAACGCAAATATAAATGAATAATTACTTCGCAGTCCGAATCAGTAGAAGGAGTCATATCCATCATTTTATAAAGTTGCTTATAATTGTATATTTCACCATTGCAAATCAACTGAATATTATTGTAATATATTGGTTGATGAGAACCACTATTTAAACCATTAATAGCAAGACGATGAAATCCCAAATAAAAGTTATTATTTGAATTTACAAGACTTATTTTGTTCAAAGATGAATATTCAGGTCCACGCGCTTTACCTTTTGCAAATTCTTTTTCTATAATACTTTCGTCTGCATTACACATTAAGGCAAAAATACCGCACATAAAGTTATACTATTATTTATCTTTAATCATTTTCAATAAATATATTGTGTTATATTATATAATGTTTGAAGAATCTTCTAATTCGAATGGGTCAGGATTTTTCACTCCTTTTGATGCGCAATATTGTAATTACTTTTACTTTTTGATGCTTTTCTTTTTTGTTGTTTTTGTTGGGTCGATTGGTTTAGTTGCCTTTAGATTATTTAGCTCAAAAGGTAAAGACAATGCTCCTTTATATATGAGCATACTTCATTCTTTTGTACTATATTTCCAAAGTAGATTGCTTTATAGCATGTGTGTATTCTCACTCCCCATGTAAAACTTGACATGTTTATAATTTAATAAATTCATATACTAATTTATTTTCTATTTAATTAGTATATGAATCGTATGTATAACGTAATAAATGGTGTTTGTATTCGTAATGACGAACGTAATAATGAAATAAATCAGCGCATGTTTCAACGAAATACTACTGATAGACCATTAGAACCTAATATGAATGTACGACCAACTCCTACCAAATATGTGAAAATGCCTGTTGTAAATATACGCAAACCAGTTAACGAACCATTGGCCATACACAATGTATATGATAGTCAGAAACAATTTTATCCAGGAAATTCTAAAGCTCCATGGAGCGGCTTTGCTAATAATGTAGATACGGAAACACAATTGCGTAATACCACATTTGCTCTACAAAAATGTGACCAACGTGAATATGTTCCTTCTACAAATAGTAACATGTATTCTTATCCTTTGCAAAATCTACCTCCTCCTTTTCAACATGGATTATTATTTAGTGTTCCAGAAATGAAAACGAACGGGAAAGAATTTAATGATAGTGAAGTTTTTAATAATTCAACCCGCTATCAGCGCAACGATTTCAAAAATAAACCAAAAAAATGCTAAATGTATTTGTACAAATCACATAAAGATATTAACTTGTTAATTAGTACTAATGTATTCTGCATTTTTGGTTTTTTTTAGCATCATTGGTTGTGCGTTTGGCAAAGAATACATGGCAGTCGATTATCTTAATGTTGAACAATATCTAGGCAAATGGTATCAAGTTTATAGTGATAAATTTGACGATACATTTCAAAAAAATGGACGTTGTTCAACAGCTAATTATGGATTGCTAGAAAACAAAAATATTTCTGTACTAAATAAAGAATTAGACGAAAATGATAAGATTGATTCCATTACCGGCGTTGCCTTTTACAGGGAAGGAGATTATGGCGGTTATCTTACAGTACAACTAAAAGATTTGTATCCAGCACCTTACTGGGTAATAGAATTAGGTCCAGTCATAAATAATTATTACGAGTATGCTATTGTATCAGATAATAAAGCAGTTTCACTTTTTGTGTTATCTAGAAATGTATCCGAATTTTTCAATACATATAACGACAATGTTCTAAAATCACTTGAAGAATTTGGGTTTACAAAACCATGGAATTCGCCGAAACTTATGGACCAAACTAATTGTGGTGTTTTTTAGTTTTTTTTTCTTTTTGATTTTCGTTTTACCTTTTTTGTTTTCTTTTTTTTGTTATTTTTTCTTGATTTTTTTTTGCCACCAACTAAATAAGATTGCATATGTCTACGTGTATCTGTTTGCATTTTAGCATCTAATATTTTAGCTTTTTGATAATCCGATAACATTTCTATCATTTTATTAAATGTTTCATCGCTTATTGTATTATTCATATCGAGTACCGCTGAATTTTTCTTTCGTTTTAATTCATTAATTTCATTATCTATTTCTTTCTCTGTAAACGAATTTTTTTTCAGTAGTATATCTCTTAAATTATCTATATTTCCTGCATTTACGACTTTTCTTAAACTAGCACTCATTCTTATATTTTTCAAATATAATTATTTTTTCATGTGAAATATATTTTCTATTCATAATTTATGCCTGATAAAAATTTTGAAAAACTATCTTGTAGCCCATTAAGTGATAATGATTTTGATTTTACGTGCTACGACAAAGATGATTTGGAAAAACTTAAAAATGCCTATAATAAACGTCACAAGGATGACCCCATTAAAACAACAAACCCTAAAGAGATATGGGAATTTTTACGATATAAATACCACAATGTATGCAATAAAGAATCGTGTTGGTTAAGACGTGAATTTATACCTAATAAATTAGGACGCGAATTAGTGAATTCTTTTGCACCAACTCATCCTCCAAGTTGGTTAAAAAATGACCGCACATGGCTTTCATCAAGCGATATTCAAGATGTTATGAAACAATATGAACGTAAATACAAATGTTTTGAATTTATTGGACCTTCTCCCATTGATTATTATGAAAAAGATAGTTATACTGGAAATACACAATATGTATGGCCTGAATTAGTAAATTTTAAATTGGAAGACAAAATTAAACATGGGAAATATAAAATTGGGTTTATATTTAATTTAGATAAACACAACCAAGGCGGGTCTCATTGGGTTGCAATGTATTTAAATTTGAGAAACAAGTATTTATATTATTTTGATAGCGTAAAAACGACTAATGATAATCCCGTACCTTCTGAAATTACTAAATTGGCTAAATGCATACTCAAACAAGGAGAAAACATGAATTTAAATATTCATTATGGTTATAATGATAAAATAGTTCACCAACGTAAAAATACAGAATGTGGAATGTATTGCTTATTTTTTATTATTACTATGCTAAAAGAAAAACAAACATGGGAACAATTTTTATCAAAACGTTTATCCGATGATGAAGTACACAAATGCAGAAACGATTATTTTAACACATCTGTTTAGAGCAGAAGCAAAAATGCTAATGTATTTATTGCAATATATATTTTAAAAATATCTCATAAAATATATATATATAAATATGACTAATAATAATATGATTCATTCAGATCCAATATTTGCTATGAAAGGAGGAAATCCATATTATACTGATGGTGGAGGGTCCGATAGCGAGTCCGATAGTGACGACGACGAATTTCAAACTGGTGGTGATGGTTCGAATGATATATTAAGCAACATCGATACACGACTACTATATTATATTGTTTATTTATTGGACCCTGCGCAACGAGCTAAAATTGTCATGCCATCTTTTAAAAATGTTGTTAGTATATTGCCTACTTCTCTTAATGAACAACAAAATAATGTGATTTCAAATAATAAATTTTTAATTTATGGTAAAGATGATTTGGTCGAAAAATTGCGTACTCATTTTGGGGAGTATTTAACTAAATTAAATGAGAAAGGAATAGAGGAATTAACAAAAATGTATGAGATGGATAATCAATACTTGCTACATGGAGAATATGAAAATAAATATAAATGTGGAGCAAATCCTGATGAAGGAATTAAAGCTCCATCTATTGATAATTTGAAAAATGGACGATTTTTATGTGACCAATTGCACGTATATAATAATACAGAATTTGATTCAAATGGAAAACAAAGCAAAGGATATAAATGTTGTGTCAAGAACACTAGAGCCGTATTAAAACAAGCTATTAACGCAACAATGGCTATAGAAACATTAAAAGCGTGTGCGTTTGTTCCGAATAAGTCCGTACTTGAGAAAGCAAACAATCATTTCAGGGAATATGCATCCAAAAAAAATCTAAGCCAGGAAGAAATGGAACATTTCGACGATTTTATAAATCAGGCAACAATAGGACGACCTAATATAGTTGCATTGTTAACACAACGCAGTCAAGGTTGCAGTGATAGACCTTCTCAAGCAGGTGGAAAAAGCATAATGTTTGGCGGTAAAACTAAAGGTGCCAATATATCAAAGTGCATAGAATATGAAATGAGACAAATTCTAGAAAGTGAATATGAAAAAGAGTTGGAAAAAATACAAAAAAACATGAGTTTGACCGATGACGAAAAAAATAGGGAACTAGTTGATTTGCGAGATGATTATATTGATAAAATAGAACTATTTTGCACAAATTGCAATGTAGACAAATCAGACATAGAAAAATGTGAAAAATATGTGTTAGGGGAAATACAGAAGAACCCTAGTTTTACTCGAAAAATCATAGTAGACAAAAAAAAGAGTAAAAGACCCAAACAAGCAGGTGGGGAATCCGCCATAGAAATTGCTAAATGGATGGGCTTTTTGTCTGAAGAAAGTCGGAAATTTATTTATACATCTAAAGATAATAATGACAATGCTACATTTCGTGATAATATTCAAACTCTTAAAGATATTTTAGACGTTAATTCATTTGTAAATGTTGCTGAAAATATAAGTGTATTAGCAAAGAATATTGCAATCAAAATTAAGAATACAGAGAAAGAAGGAGTTGCATTGTATAGAGTTGAACGCATAAAAAAAGAACCAACGACGGATTTCTTCGGAAATGATACTGGTTATGATGATGATTCCTATGACGAAACTGAAAAATTTGTATCACTTAAGGAAACAGATTATTTCGACGATTTTACCGAATATATTCAAGAAGTACTTCGTAATTATAAACCAATAAAACATGCATTACATATTCGTCAATATGTAAATGATATTGTTGAATTATATTCTCAACTACCTATAAAGTCTAACGATTCATATGATAAAATTAAAGAAATATATAATGTGGCTAAGGATGACGGAAAATATTTTGAAAACATAAAAGAAGAATTGAACAAACAAATAAATACTAACATTATTGGTATAGGTGTTGACGCGAAAGAATTTAAAGGACGAGTTTTTTATAAGCTAAAAAAAACGACGGATGCCCAGACGGATGCCCCGACGGATGTGAAAGAAATGTCGGTGACGCCAGTTAAACCGGGTGATAACACCATAGTTTTAGTTACTCCTGGTATATTTAATAAAAATTTTGACAAGAATATTGCAAGTTTAAATGAAACATTGGATGGTTTGGTAATTGTGCGAACAAGAATACAAAGCATATTTAAAATTTTTGAGAAGGTGAAAAATATGTACAAAGAAAAAGGAGATATACTATTCAATGAAAAACAACTAAGGCTTTTTGCAGGCATGGATGACGAAACAATACAAGAATTAAGCAAAAAACAAAGTGTTAGTCAACTTGACGCGGTTTATACATTACTAACTACACAATACGATAATATTAAAGATACCATAATAAGTTATGTAAAATCGCAACCACTTCCTGATGGAGTTAATAAGGAAATTATAGAATCAAAAGAATGGTTTCAATTACATTTGCTTCGTATAATTGGGTTAAAAAATAAATTAACAGATTCAGATGATGCATTTGTGAAAGATTATTTAGCTGGGGTTGGTTCGATAGAAGAATATATTAAGTTGAGTAAGGAAAAGGGTGATAATTCGAAACAAACATCGCAAAGATGTAGCGTTACCATAACGAGAAATAAAGTCAAAATGTCACCAAGAGTATTGCAATGTAATATAATTTCACTTGGCAAAAAATTAATAAAATTGGATACTGATAAATATGCTACTATCGAAAGTGTCCGGGAAGAAGACGCAAAAGAATTAAAGCAACGTGATAAAGAAAGACAAAAAGAACTGGACGATAACAAGGCGAAAATTGACAAAGCTTACATGGATAAAAAAGAGGAACGACAGAAAGCAGCAGAAACTAAACGTGTTCATGGTGATGATGATACAATTTTTGAAAGCGCAAGAGATTTTATTTATCGAAACGCGATTGGCGAATATGATGATTCACAATTTGGATTAATTGATAAAACAAATATAAAAATAGAAAAGACAATAGAGGATTTGAAAATAAGAATACGTCAACGCGGGGACGTTGTTGCAAAAACTCTTTTGAGAATGATAAAAACCGGTGTTAATCCAAATGCTTCGGTATCACATCAATATAAGATATCTTTTGAAGGTTACAAGAATGATAATATTATCTCAAAATTAGCAGAATTAAAGCGCTATTACAATGGAAATAATGGTGATATTATTAAATTCACTCCACCAACCGAATTGGAAATTTTATTTAAACATTATGAAAATAATAGTGAATTTAAAAAGGCATTCCAGAAATCACTAGTGCGAGCTGAAAGACGCGCAGAATCCGCCTATACTAATTGGGGCAATAAAATAAATAGGACAAAAAATGTGATTATGGAACTTTTAGGTGATAAACATTTTGCTGGAACATTATCTGGGAACATGACAACACAGGTAAATACGAAAATTATTGTTTATATTGGCGATATGTTTAAGTTCACCGAGACATCAATGGATAAAGATGAACTTGAACGTCTTGTTAAAGAAGACGAGAGTAAAACAACATACGAATATGTACAATCCATTAGTACTATTGCATTTAATGGATTAAAAAAGGGTTCAAATAGTGTGAATAGTCTTACGCAAAATTCTTTAATCTATTTAGCATCACACCCGACATTAATGCGCGTCGTTATAAAAGCGTTTAATTCATTGCAACGCGATGTTTGTAATAATTTTAAGTTAAAAATGGGTGAATGGACAGGTGGAAAAGGATTGGGTGATATAGAAGGAATATTGGGAACTATATCCACCACTTTTGGCTTAGGAGCGTATGGCGGCATTGATTCAACGCATACATACGGCAAAGGTGATAAAAGTAGTAAAGCACAACTTGCATTTTTAGAAGAAAATAAAACAAAGTATGATACTATAAAGCTCGAACTGCAGTCGTTGCCGGAAAAAGAAGAACAACAAATAGACAATGGATTGGAAACAAAAATAAAGGGCGTAAGTGAACTAACCGATGAAGAATTAAATAAGTTACAATTGAGTGAAATAGAAAAAAAGAAATTGTTTATAACAAGTTATGATTCGGTGCGAAAAGCGCGCGAAGGTCTTAATATAGATTGGGTGGAACAACAACGTTATAACAAATATAACAAGGACAAACAAGAAATTGCTATGGTTTCTGTTACAATATTCTCATCCTTGATTTTGGGAAATACTAAGATTGTTGCTGCAGCAACTTCAATAAAAGGGTTCTTTGACACAATTCCTATTTTTGGAACATTCTTCTCGGCATTGTTAGCGGCTGCTTCTATGTGTAGCGATGAGTTATTTAACGAACTTTGCGCAGTATCTACTTTACAAAAAGTTGGAACAGAATGGATGGAAACATTCATGAATGGTGTCGAATGTCTAAGACCATTGCAGATTGACCAACAATTATCGTTTGAGGTTTCCGAACATAGTATCAAAAAATTGCAGTTTTTAACGAAACAAACACCAGAAGATATCGCAAAACGCGCTAGTGAATCACAAACCAATTTTGAGACCACCTCGGAACAAGATGGAATGCTTGCGGCATGGGGTAATTATTTTACAGAAAAAGCTGCCAATGCTGCAGGTTCTATTAGCGAAGCTGCCGGTATTGTTCAAACCATTGCTTCAAATGGTTTCCCATACGGAAAAAATATCCGTGGTGAACGAGTTTTTCAGGTATTAAATGTAAGTGAAGAAGATGTCGTTGAATTCATTGCACTTGATTTAGTGAAAAATACTGACATTATTGCGCGCACTGGACAGCCAACTGATGCATTACTTGGTAATCAACTTGGCAGCGATAAAACTGCACGCAATGGCATGTTATATCAAGAATATATTAAGGGTCTTGCCGTGAAAAAATTTAACACGTTAAATTCAATGAGATTAGACCTTGTTGATGACGAACATGATAAAATTAAACAAAAATTTATAGATGTTATGACTACAAGAAGTGGAATTCAAACTGCAGTTCCGCAATATACTGAAATTGAGAATATGGCGATTATGGCTAGTAGGGTGATGGGAGATCCAGTAACAACATATTTAGCTGACACAGCACTTAGTGCCGCTGGTATGGGGGATAATGTTGCGAGTAACACCATCCAAGATGGGCTTACGACTATTGCTGAAGCAAGTGTATCTGTTGGTAACTGGCTCTCTAGTGCCGCTGGACTTAGCGGAGGTAAAAGACATAAAAATAGAAACAATTCTACAATTAAAAAAAAACGAAGAAGAACTAAAAGAACATTAAAGCAATACTGATAAATGTTTTGAATAATAAATAATTTTGATATGGATATTATATCAAAATTATACGAATTTTAAAAATTATGCCTTTCTAGATTTTCTAGATTTTCTTGTTTTTCTAGATTTTTTGACTTTTCTAGATTTTTTAGATTTTTTAGTTTTTCTTGATTTTCTTGATTTTCTTGCTTTTCTAACTCTTCTTCCACCTTTTGTTTCTTTATTATCTTCTATTTCTTTTTTATCTTCTGATAACAAGTAGGTACCAACACCAAGTCCTGCTGCTCCAGTTACTTTCGCTACAGCAGCTGTTATAGCATTATTTAATGCATTTGATTGATTTGTACAATGTTGTGATTGTGATAATGAGTTCAGAATCATTGTTGGTAAATCACATTGTGCCGATTGAATTTCCTTTACTTCCATTACAGCATTTATTGCCACGATTATTGACATGATTAAAGCAAGTAATTGTGCATATTGTGCATTTGTCATGCCACCACCATTTTGGCGAATATCACATGGAATTTGATTTACTAAATCATTAATTTTAGAAATGGTGTTTTTATGTTGTTGTTTATTTAAAACACTCATTACCTTATTCTTTGTTTGAATATCACAGCTAGACATTATATATTAAACATGTGAAAAAAATTCATCTAAATCTTTATTAAATTCAAAACAAACAAAAACAATATAAAATTTTATTATTAATTTACATAAATGAATACCAACGAAAATAAAGAAATGTTGTGGGAACTTTTACGCGACAATCAAGCATTTAAAGGTTTGACAAACACACAATACAATAATGTAATTACTATTTTTAATACTACATTGAATCAAACTACCACAGCTAATAAACCATTGATGGAACTAAATAAAGAATTTATTTCATCCATGTTACAACAATTAAATTCTATTAAATCAAACACTTTACAAGATAATGTGAAGAATAATATAGTTGACCCTAAAGTATTGACGCATCAAGAAATACAGAAACAGAAACGCAGTGAATTTGAAAACAATCTGGAAAAACGACAAGGCGAATTTACTAAATATATGAAAATTCATGTTCCAGATGCAATCGATTTTGGGGACAATATTAAAGAAGAACCTATTTCTAATGTAGATTCACTTATTCACGAAAAAATGAAAGAACGTTCTTATGACATTTTTGATAAACAAGAAGAGAAAACACTTAATGAAAATGGCACCACAAATACTAGTAAAAAAGAAATAAAAAATATAGATAGTGAACAATTGGTAAATGATGTATCTAAAGATATAGATATTTTTAAGAAAGAAGAAATACTAATTGACGTAAAATCAAACTCAGATGATAATAATAATAATAATAATAATAATATTCAAAAAGAAGAAAATATAATTATTCAAAATTTAATTAAACGTATTGAAGTGCTAGAAGAAACACAACAAGAAATGAAAGCACATATGAACGAAATTCAAGAAAAAATGCTTGAAAACATAGATGCTATTCAGGAACAAAAAATCCAAGTTGTTGAAAAAAATATTGAAAATACCATTGAAAATATTCACAATAACAATGAAGAATAATACTCTCAATAAACAAATCCAGAAAAATACAATTAACTTATTGCCTCATTTGCAATATGCTATTTATAAATTTTGTTTTTGTCATATTCGATGTTTTTTGAATATTAATTAAATCACATGGAGCTATTGTAATTGTCCTCATTTTCTGCTGATATTTTCTTGGAATATTTTCATTGTAATAATGATAATACAGCTCGTTAATGGTATCAAATCCTATGGGTTTCATTTCTATTTCTATATCTATTCTACCTGGTCTAGTTAAAGCCGGATCTAATTTACGATAATGATTACTTGTAATTATCAGTATTCGACCATCCGTTTCCAGTAAACCATCTAATGTATTCAATAAAAAAGATAATGTGAATTCTTCGGTTTTTTTCTTAAATCTATTTGTATTTGCATTGTTATTCATACTACATGCTGCATTAATTAATATTTCACTGATATTTTTGTCATTTTTTGATTCATTATTCGTACTATTATTGTCATCTATATCACTTGTTTCACTATTTTCATATGTTGTATGTACTTCTTTTGCTTCATCATTTTCATATACATTGCGTTTTTTGACAATATCTGACATGCAATCGATATCTTCGAAAACAATAATCTTATCTTTGAATTCTATATTTTTTACATTATTTGTCGAATATTGTTCTTCGAAATAGGCATCATAAAAATCGTTTTCTGTTTTAATTTTATTTAAAGGTATTACAATCAAATGTCGATTTGTATACTTTGCCAATGCCTTAATAAACGATGTTTTTCCTGTACCTGGTACACCATGTAACCCTATACCCAATGAATATGGATGTCCTTCATGAGTATACCATTCTTTATTTTTAAGAAAAAAATCTATTTTTTCCATGATTTCTTTCCTATTTGGAAAAAACATGTTCTCGAAATTTCGTGTTGTTGTTATTTCTTTTTCCAACCATTTAATTTCTTCTTCTTTACTATCTATGTTTTTTAAGCTGTAAATAAATCGCTTGTTTATACGGCTGTTTTCTATTTCATGGTTGTAATCTATACGCACGTTTTTTACAAAATCTTGTATTTCATATACATTTTTTGTATAAGAAAATATTGTTAATTCTATTTTTTCGATTTCATTCACAGCTGATGATTCTTGTTTTTGATTATCATTTTCTATTACGTTATATTCTACTCTACCATAAATAAAATTTGTTATTTCAAATGGTTCAGTTTGATATACAATATATGTATTGCTTTCATTCACAATTTCATTATCATAGTTAACTTGCCTACTATGGCATTCGCGATTTTCGTATATATTTATATTTTTTTGATTAATATAATTCCATAATGCGCGAAAATTGTCGGAAAATAATGTTTCTGTTCTAGAAGACCACATTCCATGTTTTGTGATTTTCTGTCCACTAAATACTATTGAATATTTTCTATTAAATTGCATATGTTTTAAACGAAACAACATTGTATCAAAGATAGATTTTGAAATATTTGTATAACAATAATAAAATCCATATAACAATACTAATAAAATGGTTGTTTCATTATTCATGTCTTTCATGGATGATGTGATAAACTGAAATTTAAAAAAATCCATCATTTGACTTATGTCTTGCATTGGCTAGATTAATTATGTTTTTTACTTTATTATCTTTTTAGTTTAATTTTATTGTTCTAAACAAACATTACTAATAATGTTACCACACCGATAAACATAATAACACCGGATATTACGAAATAACGCAACAGACAATCATCATCGCCACAATTTATCGTGTTTTCTTCAACATCAATTGCAAATGTTTCATCAGGTATTACTTTCCTACTATTTTGTTTTTTCACACTTTTCCCTACAATATTTCCAGTATCTACAATATCGAGTTTTACCATTTTGATTAATATTAATTTACTTTTGCAATTTAATATCAATTTTTACATTTTTTATTTTTTTTCATTTAAACATTGTAATCTACATATTCACGTCCGTCTTCCTCTACTAATAATCCAACCAATAATGCTGTTATATTTGGGTTGGTTTTTGCTTGCATGAAACTATCCAAATCATATAATTTATTTGTTGCCTTTCCGTTATCATAACGTAATGCATAATCTATACCATTTACGCGTTTACGTTTGGCTTTAAATACTTCTTTTTTCTTGTTCAATGCTTTCAAATTAGCGTCGCGATCTTCATTTTCAATATTTGGACGATAAGAATAAAATTTGGGATCTGTTTCGTTTCCAAAAGAATAACATTCTAATACTTCTCCCGATTTTGATTTACTATGAATCGCACAATCCATAGCAGCTTCTTTGATTGATTTTAATAATTGTTTGGAAATTCCATCTTTTACATTCATAATTTCATACAATGATTCATCACTACTAATTGGGTCTTTATTCTTAGTATCGTAACGACTAGTATCATTTGTTTTTAATTCTACCGACATTAAATTGTCTATTTGGTCTTTGGAAAATTTCATTAAATACATAAATACTTTAATGTTTTGCTCTTCTTTTGGTAATTCTGAATGACTACAAATACGACGAGCGCGTCCAATTACTTGATTGGCACGGACCGGATGCCAGTAGGGTTCCATAATGTGAACATAACGTACATTCTTCAATGAAATACCTTCTGCTCCTGACGCTGTAATCATAAATATTTTTACCAACTCCCCACGTAAGTTATCTTCGTGTACTTCTCTTAATTGATTTTGCAGTGTCGTTGATAATGCTTTCATATTACCATTAAAAATATTACGTATTACCTCTTTTTCTTCACGACTTTCTGTACCTGTGTAAAGAGAAAACATCTTTCCTTTTACTAATTTATCAGTTGGAATATCCAGTTCGTATTCTTGTGAAGCATTTTTACGAACCCGCAATTCATGAAAACCATTTGCTTCCAATACTAATTTAAAAATACCTATACCTTCCAATGTACGAAACTGACTATATATTAAATGACTTCCTACAAAACTATCATCGTCTATATTTTCGAATATTTTCAACATTTTTGGACTATATGTTTGTAATCCTGTTGGCGATAATACATTTTCTTCGTTCATTTTCAAAAATTGCAATGCATCTTTTATACGTTCGTCATAACTACTTGCACGTGCGATTGACTGACGTTCTTCTATTTCATCTTCCAATAAACGTCCATCTATGTTTTCGTCTACTCGTGAAGCATCTAACATATCTTCATCATCCATATTTTCTATTGCACTTTGCAATGTATCGTCTTCTTTTGGCATTGGACGACCAGGAGGATTTGGAAACACAAAATTACAGAAAGCACGTGAAAAAATACGATATGTCGACGTAGAATCCTGATATAAATCATCCTTTTTCTTTGGACCACGTTTTTTCTTTTCCACTTTACGTTCTTGTAAACGCGCTTCTTCATATTTTTCAAACTGATAATTACTCATTTCTATATGTTCTATATGAGTGTCTTTTTGTTCATCGAAATCAGGCATTAACCCTTCTTGCGCACTTCTGAAATATGATGTTAATCCTAATATGCGACGTTTTAATATATCTGTATTTTTGACTTGACCCGAACTTTCTTCCAAAAACATTTTTTGGAAATTTTCCAAATCATCTGGTAAGGCCTTTGTATATTGAACGCGAATTTTTTTAGCATCTACATGTATTCCTTCATCATGCAGCATTTTTAATACTTGTTCACTCAATTCAGCATCTGTCATAATATGACCACTTTCTTGTTTTTTCACACCCTTGTAGTTTTCGCCATAATATTTATTTGTATAATGGAACGGATTTCGCGTATAAACAATTTGATTGTTTATTATTTCAATAGTATCCAATATTTGGTGCTTTTTAAACATCGATTTTAATTTTTGTTCATAAGTACGAACATTTCCTTGGTCTTGCACCAAAGGTATTGACCAACTTTTAATGTAACCACGCAATATATTGAATAAAATTCCTATTTCGTTTGGATAATTAATCATAGGTGTACCAGTCAATAAAATAACACGTGCATTTTCTGCAGTTAGCAATAATTTATATAAAATTATCGACATAAATGTCGGGTCTTCCATTTTATCACGGCCTATTTTATTCACTATACGACTTACAAAGTTATGAGCTTCGTCAATAATAATTACCTTATTATCAAATGGGTTAATTGTATTATTTTGCGTATATTCATTCAAACGTGTTTTACGTAGACCATTGTAATTAATAAAAGTGTATTTCTGATGTATCATATTATCCAGCTGCTCATCTAATGTTACCTTTTCATCACTAGACAATGTTTCGAAATTAGATGGTTTATTTACATTCACAAACCATGCTCCACGTTTTTTTTGAATAAAAGATATTGGTAAACTTAATGCACTAGACATTTTCTTTTCAGTTGAACTATCACCACGCGTTTCTACAAATTCCCAAAATTGATTCTTGCGATACATTGGATTACCACATTTCTTTAATTCTTCGAAAAAATTAGTTCGCAATGAAGCAGGTGTCATTACCACTACTTTTCGTACATTTGTTGTTCCTTCCGCCAAAGCCACCGAATGCAATTGTTGAAACGTTTCTGCAATGGCAATGGAACTACATGTTTTACCCGAACCTAAACCATGATATATTAATAAACCACGATATGGTGAATATAAATTAATGTACTCGCGCACTATTTTTTGATGTGTAAGTAGTTTAAATTCTTCGGATTGTTCACTTGTATCACAACTCAATTGCGATTTATCATCCAATACTTCCTTGCGATAATCTTTAAACATTTGATTTACGAAGTTGACAAACACTTCGCGATTGTTTAAATAGTAAGATGGTTTCTTTAATACCACTAAATTTTCTTTTTTCGGCATCTTTTCAATAATTTCTTCGTCCAATGAAACACTAAATACTTCGTGTTTGGCAGGTTTTGTTACATCTTTTCTTTCGGTTATACGTTGACGTTTTTCACGTTTAATAGTCATTGTTTTGGGTTTTTCCTTTTTTGATTGTATTGTTTCTTTTGGAGTTGGTTCTTGTATTTGTACTTTCGGTTTTTCACTTGCTTTCTTTTTAATAGTATCGCCTCTGATATTGGTTACCTTTTTTGGTAAAGTTGCTAAAAAATCAGAAAAATCATCTTCAGCATGTTCTTCGCGAACATCTTCGTAAATTGTTTCCTCTTTTTCGTCTTTTTCACTCTTTTTCCCGATTGGTTCAGTAGGTTCTTCTTTATTTTTTCCTTCTAACATTTGATGCAACATTTCATCGTCTATTTCTTGTATTTCGCTTTTAGGTGCTTCCGTTTTTTTCATTTTCACTTCTTGTGCTTCTAATTTCTGTGGTCTAGGCTTTTTTCTTAAATTTTGCAACACTTGCTCCATATAATAGAAAATGATTATTATTTATTACGTTAATCCTAATTACTCCAAATATTCAATCGAACGTTTACATGCCATTTGTTCTGCCTTGCGTTTAATTTTGTGCAAACCTTCCCCCATAAAAACCAATATCTTTTCATTTTTTTCTACATAATCATGAATTGCTTGAAATGTTCCCAGCGTACTCATTGAGATTGCATCGTTTGTATCTACTTGGAAAATGGGTTGCCCTAAACAAATATATACACCCATGCGATATCCCTCTTCTTGTTCGCTTAATGGTAGTTCTAAATAATGGGGTGTTACTTTGAATTCCTTTTGAATTTTTACTTGCAAAATATTTTTATAATTATCATCATTATCAATAAGCTCTTCCCAATCCACATGCTCTTCAAATATATTTTCAATGAATTTTTGTGCCATTTGGAAACCTGGTCCGGTTACAAAGACATTTTGAAACCATGCATCGTCGTCCATCACCTCTATTTTATTATAATCTAAAAACAATGCTCCAATAAATGCTTCAAACAAACATCCTAGTTTCTTTAAATTTGTACGTGTATTTTTTTCTTCAGCATGTTTTGAAATGATATAATGTTTATGAATTCCCATATCATATGCCAATTTACCAATGGCTTCATTTTTTACTAGTGCAATTTTCTTTTCCGTCATAAATCCTTCATTTTCTTTTGGAAAACGACGATAAAGAGCATATTTCGTCACCAATTCCAATACTCCATCCCCTAGAAATTCCAAACGTTCATTGCACTTTGTTTTCAAAGGAATGCAGTCATGTGGCTTTTCAACAATGCAAATATTTTGTTTCTCGTTTTCCAATTGAGGACGTTTTGTGTAAGAGCGATGTACAAAAGCACGTTTATACAATTCCAAATTATGTACTGGAAAAGGTATTCCATATTTTTTTAGAATGCATTGAACGTCATTCAATGTAATCTCTTTATTTAATGGATTATACGGGTTGAAAATGAGCTTGTCATCACACTTAAAAATATCGTCGTTCTTTAGATTTACCATCCTTATATGTTAGGCTATCAATAAGTTTAAATACTTTCAATTTTCATATTAATAATATGTTGCTATTCTAATTAGTATGGACACATGGATAAAAATAACTGGACTAATAATGATTTTAATATTTTCTGTTTTATATATTTATTTTAAAAAGACGTTATTAAGTTACCAAAATGATGATTTAGTATTAGTTCATCCTTTTTTTCCGAAAAAACAATTTTCAGATATTGCCAAATATTGCAAAACACTCGATTCTAAATTGGAAGATGATAGTCGTGTGAAATCACGCAAAACCTATATGTGCGATGCAAAAACAGATGCTTCTCTTTATTATATGATTTATTCTTCGCATTTGTTTCAACAAATGAGAAAAATACTGAAAAAAGATACGATTTTTGTCAGTGAATTTCCTATTGAATATAGAAAATATGAAACGGGTTCAGAGGGAATGCCGTGGCATCAAGACAAACCTTTATACAATCAACCTTATTATGAATGTGTTTTAACCTTGGAAAACAATAGTGATTCAATATTTGAATTTAATGTGGATGACACCATTCATAGTGTTGAACCAAAACCGAATTCTTTAGTACTGGTGAAACCTTCCAGCATTTATCATCGTGTGAGTCCGTTAGAAAAAGGCGAACGAACTATTTTGAAATTTATATTTCTCTTGAGCGAAAATAATGAAAAAAGTGATGATTATGAGTTTGAAAGTAAAGTTTAGTTCTTCAATAAACTTTCAATATAATTGTATATTTCAGCTGAATCTTTATATGTATCTTGATAATCCTCATATTCTGCTATTTTTTCTGTTCTTGAAATTGTATTGTCATTTTTTATTTTTAGAAGTTGACCATATACGTTATTTGGGTCGTTATCCAATACTAAATAGTTTATTTTATCTCCGTTTGTATTTTCTGTTTTTACTATTCCCAAAATAGTTATTCCATTGTATTCATCTCCTTCAACATAATTTTTCACTTCACTATCACTCAACTGAATAAGGAATTTTTTCTTTGTTTTCTTTTTTAATGGTAAATCATATAAATAAACACTTCCCGAAGCAGATAGTCCATTACCATCATCTCCGTTCGCCCCAATGGCTAAAAGACCATTCTTATTAAATGCTACCGATCTACCGAACCCATCATTTGTAGCTGCATCACTTGCAGTTAGTTTTTTTATTTCTGTCCAGTTTTTTCCGGAACCGCTAAATAAATAGACACTTCCTTTATTATCATCGCCAGTAACATCATCATAAAACGTTCCAACAGCTAAAAGACCATTATTACTAAATGCTACTGAAATACCGAAAAAATCATCATTAGCTGCATCACTCGCAGTTAGTTTTGTTTGTTGGGTCCAGTTTGTTCCGGAACCGCTAAATAAATAGACACTTCCTTTATTATCATTACCAGTAACATCACCTAACAACGCTCCAATGGCTAAAAGACCATTGTTGCTAAATGCTAGTGAATAACCGAACCAATCACCTCCAGCTGCATCACTTGCGGTTATTTTTTTTATTTCTGTCCAGTTTGTTCCGGAACCGCTAAATAAATAGACACTTCCCGAAGCAGGTAGTCCATTATCATCATCACCAAACGCTCCAATGGCTAAAAGACCATTATTACTAAATGCTACTGAATTACCGAATTTATCATCGGAAGCTGCATCACTTGCAGTTAGTTTTTTTATTTCTGTCCATTTTGTTCTGGAACCGCTAAATAAATAGACAATCCCTTTTTTATTTTCATCTCCACGCGCCCCAATGGCTAAAACACTTCCATCTTTGCTAAATGCTACTGAACTACCGAATTTATCATCGGAAGCTGCATCACTTGCAGTTATTTTTTTTATTTCTGTCCAGTTTGTTCCGGAACCGCTAAATAAATAGACACTTCCTTTATTATCATTGCCAGTAACATCATCGTTATACGCCCCAATGGCTAAAAGACTATTATTACTAAATGCTACTGAAGTACCGAAATAATCATCTACATCTCCATCACTTGCAGTTAGTTTTGGGCGTGCTTTTGAGACATCTAACCCTTTGAGTTTACCAATGTCTATTTTCACCATATATATATATATATATAGTTGCTATTTCATTATTTGTTATCATCTTTTGGTAATACCACATTTTTGGCGACATTTTTTATGATTTTCGGTATACTTTTATCTTGATTTCCCGTATTTTCATGTAACATATTCATATACATATCATTTTTTGGATTATTCATTTCTTGACTTTCGGGATTTTCTTGAACCCATTCACCTATTTTGCGTATATTATTTTGTTTTAACGTATGTATCGCCCCTTTTATTTTTTGTTTATCTTCACTATCTTTATCCCAAGTTTCGTTATCTTTGACATAAAGAACTTCGCGTTTCAAATCTGTGCAATGGATTGGACGTTTGGTTATATCCAAATTCTGTATGGCTTTCACAAATATATTTGAAATACCATCTGCAAATCCATGTGTACCTGTACGTTCCAAATCTGCTAATTCAATTGTTAACGAATTTACAAAATCCATAATATTTAACGCGTCTTTGCATTGCTCATTCAGAAATAAATTTATATTGAAATTATTCATTGTGTTGTTGGTTGTATTTCCTTTTACTTGAGGTATTAATTCTATCATTTGTTGTTGCAATTTATGGTTCTGTTTCATCATTTCCATAAACATTTCTTTGTAATCATTCGAACTTTGCACCTCATTTTCAACATTCTTTATTTTTTCCATTATTCCCATTTCCGATTCTTTTTCATCTTTTTCATCTTTTTCATCTTTTTCATCTTTTTCATCTTTTTCATCTTTTTCAATATTTTTTTCGAAATTACATCGATTTCTATGGTTATTTAAACTCTGACGATGTTTGTACTGCTTTCCACAAACGCAAATATATTCGGCGTTTTCTGCTGTTTTTTTGTAAGTATTTGTAAGTATTTTATGTTTGCGTGTCAATAAATGGCGTCCATAATCACTTTTTTTACTAGAAACAAAGTTACAATCTTCACAAATAAATTTTTCGGCGTTTTTTGGCGTTTTTTTGTAAGTCATTGTGTAAGTATTATATACTTACATAAAAAAACGCCTAAATCAAATTTTTCAAAAAACATATAATTTTGAAAAAGTTATGATAAGAGCAGTTGAATGATTTTTTCTGTATTTAGACGATATATCTAGCATTTTCAAAAAATCACGTTTTTGGGGGTTGAAAGTTTTTTTTCGTTTTCGATTTTGGACATGCTTTTTTTGGGGAAATTCTATATATAGAAAAAGTTTCAAAAAAGTGAAAAAGGTGAAAAAGGTGAAAAAGGTGAAAAAAGTGAAAAATACATTATTTAGGATTCAACCCTCTATTTTTTATAGGCAAATATATATATATATATACATACATTATGACAACAAATCAATTACCAATCGTTACATATATCAATAAATTTACATCACCTAACTCTTTTGATTCAGCATCTCCCAAAAAGATTAGCATAACAAAGCAAGAACTTAGCATGGATATAATAAATGGATGGGAAGCAGGATTTCATTCTGTATTTATACCTATGATAACAATCATGAATACACTATCTAATGCAGATGGTAGTGTAAGTTTGTTTTTATCTTCCAATGATACTTCAATACAAACATGGCGCACAGATATATTTGGGGCACTTGGAATAGTTAGCACTAGTTTAGGATTACCTGCTCTAACATTTGCCATATTCGGTTTAGTTGCAACACTTCAGGCATTAGCATTTCATAAAGAAAATTATAGAAAAAATTTAACTCAATTCGGAAATACGTTGTTGCGTAATTTGGATTTATATACACAATTGTTAGAATTGCATGCTAAAACAGGTATTCCGCTAAAATTTACCGAGGAGTATAAAGTTTTATTGGATGATTGTTTTGCATATTTTTTCAAATATATGCCACAGGAGAATTTCTTTAGTGTTATTCAAGATATTAATAACAATATTATCAGTGTACAAGGTTTCGATTATAAAGATTTTTGTTCAAATTTGCCTGATACTGCTGCTACTGCTGCTACTACTGCTGCTCCTGGTGGTACTCCTCCTGATACTAGTGGTAGTGATAGTACTCTTGCTGCTAGTCCTGCTCCTGCTGCTCCTGATCCTACTAATGCTGCTTCTGATCCTACTACTGGTGGTAGTGATAGTGATGGTGATGGTACTCCTGCTTCTGATACTCCTCCTGCTCCTGCTACTGCTCCTGCTCCTGATACTCCTGATACTAGTGGTACTCCTCCTGCTGCTCCTGATACTCCTGCTACTCCCACTTCTGTTGATAGTAGTGATTTTATTAATGAAACATTTGGTGAAGCTATAGAAGCTGTTGCTGCTGCTGCTGCTGTTAAGCCCACTCCTGATAAATATGAGAATGATGTTTTAATAAAATATTTGATAACTAGAATTAATAGTGACGATTTTGATAAAGAAAAATATAAGAAAGTTATTATTGATGCTACAAAAGCACAATATAACAACTTTATTACTTCGGATACAGGAGCAGAATTAGAAATATTTAAAAATTTAACGACTGAATTTATCGAAAATATTTTTAAAACCAAAGACGAAATGAATGATTATACGAATATTATTGATAAATACATTAAAAAAGATACTAATGAAAAAATAGGCGTGAATGCGAAAGATATTGAACAATTACTTTTAAATTGGTGTCGTTTTACGCAACAATTCACGAATATTAATATAACGATAGATGATACCAATACCAATAACCAGCATACAACGAGTGATGATACCAATACCAATAACCAGTATACAACGAGATCCCAAACAACAAAAAAAGGTATAAATATAACTGATGTCACCATGTTTAATAAGAAAGTTGGAGTCAATGTTGAAATTTTAAAAAAAGCTCAAAATGAAATCCTAACAAACTTAAATATCAAATATAATGTTGATAATGTTGTTTCAGACCCAATAAAACCAGAGATAGTTTCATTTACAGAAGGGTTATTTATTATATCTTTGCTTTTGAAGGCGCAAAATAATGTGATGAACATTAGAGATGAAGATTTTGAAGAAAAAAATAATTTTATTGTTTCATTAATAAAAGATACATTTAAAGAATATATTGACATATCCATATTGTTTGAGTACACGCCAAATAAAAATAATACAGACCTGGAACTAAAATTATTTCAAGATAATATCGCCAATATATTTAATGTTAAAATAACATCGAGTGATTGTGGTATAAATAATGACAAGGAAATGTGTCATATAAAACAAAAAAAACTGGAAGATAAAGTATATGACATGTTGAAAAGTGGTGGTGTTGAGAAGAAGGATACAGGTATTGCAAATGATGTATTAAATGGAATAACATTTATTTCGAAATTCTTGTTTGTTCAACCAATTATTATCACTTCTTTAAATAAACTATGCGGAGAGTTAGCTAAACCACAACCAACTGAACTATACGATTTTGATACAGGTGATATGTTGTGTAAATGGAGCATTATTGAACCATTATTTAATAATGTTAATTTAAAAAAAAATATAGCAGATTTTCATGAACGAATCGATTCCATATATAACGAAGATACAAAGAGATGTTTTAAAGATAATAAATATAAAGAAGTTGTATTTGGTAGAGTACATAACTTATTTCCCATTGAAAAGGAAAATGTTATTAATTCTATAAATGAAAATTTTGACCTATTAATTAAACTTGATAATGAAACTAATAAAGAATATCATAAGAATTATGTGAACGCTATAAGAATGGCATTATCTAGAAGAATTCATATTACGTTAACCGAACACCGCGTGGATTTATTAGCTATTGCTACAAAACGATTACATGAACTGGGTGAAGGCAATATAGAAACGAATATTCTAACCACAAAACGTGATAATTTTGGGAGTAAAGAAAGTATGTCGTCACTTAGTATATTAAATGGTCATTTGGCAAATTTATCGTCAACAATGTTTACCTATTTTCAAATGCAATTAACGTCGTATATTCTCAAGCATTCAATAAACGGAAAAATCAACGCTCATTCCTTAAACAAATTGAAGGAAATACAAAAATCGTTGTATAATATTCACGAAACAAAAACGAACATTTTTGGCAAGGCAATTAGTGAAAATGTAGATGGTGTCGATGATGAAAATAGTAAAAAAATGAATGATTTGATTAATAAATATCGCAATATGCAAGAATATATGATGAGACGATACTTCTATCTAGTAACCACGTATCATCTAGATTATGATGTAACATTATTTCATAGTATTGGAAAGATGAATCAGTCTGTAAGTAGAATGGCTCGAAATAGTAATACGCTATTTAATAATAATTATGAACATTTTATATCTGCACCGAAGAATAATCTAAATAATGTTAATGTAGATACAATCAAACGAATTCGTAGTGATAATGATTTAAATGTTTATGGTTACAAATTAACTTCAAATGAAGAAATATTTAAAAATGATTCATTATGGATTGGTTGCAATCCGACACCCGAACAAATATATTTAGAATATGAACGATATTACAGACACGCACAAAACATACATAAACTCAACATATCAGTTATTGCATGTTTAAAAGATCTAGAAACTGCCAGTTTTATGTATAAAAATCAATTGGATGATAAGAAAATGTGGATAAACCAAAAATATTTCACAGAAGTCAATAAGGAAAAATACGCAGATAAAATTATTGGTTTTTTTACCGAAATTCTAAAAGAAAAAAATGTTGAAAATGTTGAAAATGTTGAAAAATTTGTAAATGATAATGTAAATGATAATGCAAAGAAAAAGGAAGAAACCGATTTGGAAATTGCCAAAAATAGTAAAGTAATATTTAATATCGTAAAATTTATAAAAGAGTACAAAACGTGCGATACCGATGACGTGCCGAGTGTCGGAACCGATGACGTGCCGGGTGTCGAAACCGATGACGTGCCGGGTGTCGGAACCGGTGGCGTGCCGGGTGTCGAAACCAATAACATACAAGATGTCAAAACCAATAAAATACAAGGTGTCAAAATCAATGTCAAAACCATAAAATCCATATTAATAGACTTTTTATATAAAGAAGATGATATGTATGAGACTTTCGATTTCATCTGTAAGATTTATCCATTCGAAAACGATATAGGAACAAAAAAGAATGGAGGAGGAATACGAAAGGATTTTAAGTGTCCGACTTCTTTTACGTTTACCTCTAAGCCTTCTCCTGATGTATGCAAAAAATTTATAAATGTAATTACTCCAACTCCTGTAGCGAAATATATAAAGAGTGAAGCTATAAATGACATAGCTTTAAAGAAAATAGATGATTTAACTATGAAGAAAATAATTAAGTTTTTTTTCAATCTATATATTTCTGGATATTATGACGAAAACGGACAAACAAAACAAGGCAAAAATGAACCAGAAATTGATATGAAAAAATTTGTTACATGGTTACAAGTTATCAATGAAAATAATTATATCGATAAAATACGTTCTATGCAAAATGACCCACCATTTAACTCAAATTTTAAGTCAGCATTCGACAAAGAAACAATCGACAAAAAAACAATCGACAAAAAAACAATCGACAAAAAAACAATCGACAAAAAAACAATTTTAGAACACATTCAGGAAATTTTTAATCCTAGTCCTAATAGTCCTAATAGTCATAATAGTCCTAATATATATATTCTTGAACCAATTATTGGAAACGATGATAAAAATATACCAATTATTTATAAAAAGGAACAAGATATTTATTCATATCTACAACAATTAGATAAGTTACTGAAAAAAATGGAAAAATATTTCTGTGAAGAATCAAAAAAAACAGAAAAAATAGAAAAAAGCGAAATTTCAAATGAACACTACGTCCTGCCCGGTGACATAAATAAGTATACTAACTTATTGAAAAATGATACTTTTTGGTTATCTGAAATGCATAGAATACGTAAATTACATATTAAGCAAGGAATTATAAAATCAACAACCAAACCAGATAATAGCTCTGGTAATACGTATTCTGCCGATATTACAAAAATAGGAACTTGGAAACCTGAATTTGGAGAAGGAATTGGTCGAACACTAAAGCGCAATATAGCTATACCTGCAACAAAAATAATACGTGCGTTTGAAAAATTTGGAATAATGACGAGTTATTGGTTTCTATTACGCCCTGTTAAAACGATAATAGATCCTATTATCAATAAATATAAATATATAGAATATAAATCTACCTTCAAAGGTGGCAGTACCAAATCAAGTAAACGTAAAAAAAAGAGCAAAACACTAAAAAAAAAGAGCAAAACACTAAAAAAAAAGAGCAAAACACTAAAAAAAAAGAGCAAAACACTAAAAAAAAACAAAAAACAAAAAAGAAGAAAAACAATAAAAAGACGAGGGTAACATTGAAATCGTGAAAGTCATAGTGATACTCGTTGCAGATGAAATAATAAATATATTTGGTAGTTGATATTTATTATTTGATAACCCCAATATTAACACCCACCTGAACCCATGGTAACATTTAAATAATACAAATGGTCACTTGTAGACGTACAATGCGTGGGTGAACATGAATCAGAGCATTTTGAATCTTCGGTATATGGAGAATTGGTATCGAGACAAATTTTATATTCATCGTTGTTTTCGTTATACCATACTTCGTTAGGAATATGATAATAATGCAATAAGTTTTGTGGAACATGCGGAACCATATCATAATAATGTGTAATGCGTTTGGAATACATATTGTAGTTTGCAAATTTAGTGACAAAATTGTGATTACCAATTCGCGGTGAACCAAATGTCATCAATGCAATAACATTATATTCTTCGTTATAATAATAGTTGTCGAAAGCAAATAGTGTCGCCAATGCACCACCAAGTGAATGACCAGTGGAAAGCACATTGTGAGTAGAATATTTGCTAGCTAATTCTTGTAATGTGTCATAAATAATTGGTTTCAGGTCAGCGTAAAGATTGTAAAACCCTTTTTCAACAGATATATTTTCATCGTCGTAAGGCTGAATTTGATGAAACTGAATATTTGCCAACCAATTTTCAATATTGGAAGACCCACGAAATGAAATAAAAATGGCATTATAATCTTGATTGTAACCAAAAATAACTTGTTCGCTATCTTTTTCAATAACATGTGTCAAAATATTGTTTGAATAGCATGTAGGGCAATCCCAAATCAAATTTTTATTTACGCAATAAGAAGCTTGTGCAATATTCACAGATACATTTGCAATTTCTTCATAAGTAAATGTGTTGGCATAACAAGAGCTAAAAATAAAGGCGGCAAAATATAAAAAAATGAATATCATATAAGGATACAAGAGTGTTGTTTTTAAGTTCGTTTCAAAAAGTGAACGTGTAAAAAAAATTGAAATAAACTTGCAAACTTTATTTGAACTAAAGGAAACAACAGAAAATAGGTAAAATATGACGACGGATATAGTACGTAGTTTGAACGATTTAAATAGGGAAACCCAAAGATTGAAAAATCGATTTGTGTCAACAATGCCGTCTCATAACTCGAGTGAAGAATTTGAATGGAAATTCGAGGAAGCACTAAATGATTGGTGGGAAAATGGTGAAGAAGAATTTAATGAATTGGTAGAGAATCATCCAGAATTAAAAAATAAAAATTTTGAGGACATACGAATTCGGGTTTATTACTGGTCAAAAACGCATGTGTGCAAATGTAACGAAACCAGTCGTCCTTGTTGTCATACATGTCATAACGGACAAATATACTTCGCATCAGATTTAGATTACTATTATGGTATTGAGTTATATCAGTATGATTTAATTATTGGTGGTCCAAATCACGGAGATTTAATTGTAAATGGGGGACATCCGGAAAATGATAACGATGACGATATTGTGTATAAATTGGTTACAGATAATGATTCTACGATTCATATTGAAAGCTTTAAGGCGTTTGTTTATGAACATTTTGATTATTATGAAACAATAGAGCAAGAAAACAATAAAAAACGTCATGATTTCAACCAATTTTTGGAAAGATTTCGAGTCAATGGAATAAATGAAATTTATACTATATTGCGTAATAATTATGCTTCAATAATAGGGTATACCTATAAAAAACGTCGCGCACATAATGCTATTCTGGGTAATGTGAATAGATTATTGCTTGATATAAAAGATAGACTGGGAAAAGAAATAACAAACGAATATAGAGTTAGTTTACTTTTGTTGAGAGATAATATTAGTGAAGTCAAACGATACGTGGAAGATATTGACTATAACATAATGAATTGCGTTCATCAATTACAAGAACAAAACAATACATCGCATGTTGCAAGTAAAATTTTAAGCTACTTGTAAGTTAAGTTGTAAGTTATAAAGCATTTTTTATTGAATTATTTTTTTTGGTAAAAATATAACATTTCGAATATTAATGGGAACAAATCTGGTGTATTCTTTGCCCACAGAGCTAATACGTATCATATATGAATATGATAATACATATAATGACGTATTCAAAAAATGTATAAATGAAGCGAGTTTTTTAATGAAAACGTATCCAATCGATATTACAAAAATATATAGCGACGATGAAAAAATTGCATATCGTAAACATGTTTTAACAAGTGAAATAGATGGTCTGAATAAATTTATTCTAAATTCGTCATTACGTAAGAAAACATTACGAAGTTATCGTGCAATTAAAAATTGAAAATTAATGGGAGAAATAGGGGTTATGTATAACAAAACTTACTATCATGGAGTATATGAAAGAAGCAACGAACAATTATGCGATTGCGGTAAAGCAATTGCAGGAAAGGGGAATTGTAGATTTGGCGTGTGTATATTGTGTGGAAATATATCCTATTATGGCTAATGACCAACTGAGAACAATTACAAATAATACACTTATTTGTAATTGTTGTGAAATGGATACGATTGTTCCTATTGTGCTGGGTTCAATATTGCAAACCCAATGTGCAAATTTTGATGAACAAGTGCAAAAATTGCAAGAATGGCATAAGGAAGCATTTGAAATAATGGATGACGAAGAAGATGTATACGAAGATTATGAATACGAAGAAAGCAATGCATTGTCTGACGATATTATGTTTGGTGCAGATTATTCTGGTGAAGAAATGAAGGATGCGTTACAACAAGAAATTTAGGTAAAATGAAAGGTAGAACTCCGACGTTTATTTTCGGGCAATTTTGTTCGACTACTTAAAAAATGAAAATATTTATTTGCTAAATTGTATCTTTTGGATACATTTTTTGCTTTGGGATAAAGTGTTTTATGATGTTTTTTTAATGCTTCAAGGCGTACTTTCATAATCATACCTACTTGCCATATGCGCTGGTGTGTATATTTATGTTGCTTGTACAAACGTTCTAATTTACGTATTGTTTTTTTTATATCTTCCATAGTAGTGTATTTAATATGTATAGTATCACTGGGATTTTTGTCAATGTAGACATCAAAACTTTTTTTAGGGTTATTTGGATTATATAGAAATTGTTTTTTCTTTTTTCCACCAGAATAAACTCGTTCGTCGTTATCACTTACGTAGGTGTCGATTAACTTTTGCAATTCATATGTTTTATTATCATCATTCACTTGACTAGTTACATAGTCTCCTAATAGTTCGGTGAATTCAAATAAAATATGGTCGTCTATATTTCTACCGACATTATTCAATTGTTCCTCAAAAAGAATATAGAAATTATCCAAACGTTCACCATATTCTTCTTCATTTTCGATTTCATTTAAAATGGGAGTAAAATCGAGTAAATATTCCTCTGGAGACGTGGCATCAGAAATACTATCACCATCCAATTCGGGCAAATTTATTTCAGGATAATTGGTTTCAATAAATTGGCGTCCAAGTTGAATATTTGTAGAAGGGTCTTTAACATTATTAACTGGGTCACTATTATCATCTTCGGTTTCTACATTTAATTGATGTAAAATATGTGTTTTCAATGCATCTCTATCATAACAATTAAATTTGTTTTGATTTGGATTAGGTTGGAATTTAATAACAATATCACTTGATGTTAATGGTTCTAAAGTAATCGGGTCATCTTCATTTATGCAATTTTCAGTATCAGCAGAACCACCTTTAAAAGCGTTTTTACGTGTTTTTTTTTGTTTGCGAGTTTTTTTTTGGTTACGCTTTTTTTTTTGATTACGTGTTTTTTTATTATACATTTTATCTTATAATAAAAAAAGAAAAATATTATTTAACATTTGTGAATACATGTAATTTCTGTCAAAACCATTATTTTGATTTTGATTTTGATTTTGATTTAGAATAAGGCAATAATGATTTCATAAAGGAAATCTTAATAGGTTGAAGGGTGTTTCTACCTCCACCGATTCCTCCACCGATTCCTCCACCGATTCCACCGATGCCTTCACCGATTCCACCGATTCCACCGATGCCTTCACCGATTCCACCGATGCCTTCACCGATTCCACCGATTCCACCGATGCCTTCACCGATTCCACCGATTCCACCGATGCCTTCACCGATTCCACCGATTCCACCGATGCCTTCACCGATTCCACCGATGCCTTCACCGATTCTACCAATTTCACCGATTCCACCAATTTCACCGATTCTACCAATGATATTAGCACTATCCATTAAATTAACTTTATCAGAATTTTCTTCTCTTTCTTCAAATGTAATTACACCAATACCATACGTAGATGTAACAGTTTCATTTATATCAATATGTTTGGCTTTCATTTTAATATTATTAACAAACCAATTGCTAAAGTAATAATCACTTGAATTTAGATTTTTTATAATTTCAGTTGCATAAGAACCATCTTTGTCTGAAGAATTTACATCATTAGCAAAACTTTGTTGTCTTTCATTTTCTGCGTCCAAAATAGTAATGTGTCCATTGTATTCTGTATAACTTTCACTTACAATAAAAGGAAATGGGTCATTTTCGCTAGTATCGTCTAAAGTTGTATTTATAGACAATAAAGCAACTAAATATATAGATGTGTCTCTATCATAGTTAATATTATTTATTTTACACAATCCACTTACACCATAGTAACTTGGTGCAATATTTTGATATAAATCTTCAGATGGTAAAATAGTAATATCGCTAAAATAGTTTACTTTTTTTATAATATTTAAACAATCAATAATTAAATATGCAGAGGTAGAACCTTTTACATTAGGATCTAAATTTTCTTTTAAATATGGCAATGATGGTGAACTACCAACATATTGACTAAATGAACCTGTATATTTTTTATATTTATTTAAAAAATCTGGGTTGTTTATGACATCTGGTAAGAAATTTAAATTATCAGAAAAAGAAATCTTAATAGTAGTATTTTCATTTCGTGTCTCGGGTTGAGGAATTTTTTGAAAAAATACGTTCGTGTCACTTGAAAGTGTAATTGCTACAACAAAAAGTTTTTTTTGTGTATTGTTAATATATTCTGTTGCTTTTATTAATTCATCACTTGAAAATGTAGTATATTTGAAATTATTATCATTGCATAATTTTTCAAACGCTAGATTATATGGAATTCCATAAGTATTATTTGCATAAATCATAACACATTCATCAAAATCATTAAAATTATTTAGAAATCGTTGCTCTAAAATAGATATATTTAAACTATCATTTGCAATCATACGTTTACAATGTTTGTTGCGTTCTAATATTTCACCATTATTACCAAGTAGATTGACTGCGGTACTGGCTGTTTCTAAAAAGAGTATTTCATCCAAATTAATATTTGGATGTGTTGTTGAAATATTATTAAAAAAATTATTTATTACGCTAATTATGCTAGAATAATTCCATGATATAAAATAGCGATATCCTTTAGTGTAATAATTAATAAATTTTTCAACAATATTATCACTAGTTACACCGATATCATTATCATTTACTATGTTTACGTTATAGTTAGTACCATAATTTAAAGCACTATAAAGAATTTCATACATTGAACTTATTTCACCTTCAGGCATAAAAAAAACAACATCAATATTACCTGTGAATATTTTATCAATAGAATAATCTAAATTTGTTACTTTATCAGAGATAGAACCCAAATTTTCTGCAATATTAGAATTTACTTTTTCTAATGAAGATATATTTTTTTGAAGTTCTTCAATGTCATCTTTTAGTTGTTGATATGGTTTACTTTTATTAGTCACCATATTAGAAGTCAAAACATTTGTTGTTTTGTTAAAGGTTTGTTTTCTTTTACCCTGTGGTTTAAGTCTAAACATTATAATATATAATAATATAATAAAAATAACATAATATATTATTTAATATTTGTGAATACATGTAATTTCTGCCAAAACCATTATTTTGATTTTGATTTTGATTTTGATTTAGAATAAGGCAATAATGATTTCATAAATGTGATACTAATAGGTTTTAAAGTATTAGTTGGATTTGGTATTCCACCGATGCCTCCACCAATGCCTCCACCGATACCTCCACCAATGCCTCCACCGATACCTCCACCAATGTCTCCACCGATACCTCCACCAATGTCTCCACCGATACCTCCACCAATGTCTCCACCGATACCTCCACCGATGATATTAGCAGTAACCATTAAATTAACTTTATCTTGATTTTCTTCTTTTTCTTCAAATGTGATTACACCAATACCATATGTAGATGTAATTGTTTCACCTTCATCAATATATTTTGTTTCCATTTTAATATCATTATTAAACCAATTAGTAAAATAATAATTTTTATCATCTAAACTCTTTATATCTTCTTTTTCGTTTGAATTATTATTAATAGTAATATAACCATTATATTCTGTATAACTTTCACTCACTATAAAAGGGAATGGATCATTTTTTCCACTATCATCTAATTGAGTATTAATAGATAACATTGCAATCAAATACATTTCGGTATCTCTATCGAAATTTGTTTCATCAACTTTACATAAACCACTTAAACCATAATAATTAACAGCAATATTGTTATATACTTCAGAAACTTTTAACGATGAAGTTGATTTAAAGTAATCTATTTGTTTCATAATATTTAAACTATCAATAATTAAATAAGCAATACTTGAACCTTTTACATTACTAGATAAGTTAGCTTTTAAAAATGGAACTGATGGTGATGACCCTACATATTGACTAAAAGTAGCATTGTATTTTCTATATTTACTTAAAAAAACAGGATTGTTAATTACTTCAGGTAAGAAATTTAATGTTTCGCTGAACGATAATTTTATTTTATTATTTTCATTTCGTAGATTAGGTTCAGGAAGATTTTTAAATAGATAGACTAGATCGTCTGAAAACAAAACAGGTACTACATATAACTTTTTATTTGTATCGTTAATATATTTTAGACCATTTACCAGTTCAGTGTGAGGGAATGAAGTATATTTAAAATTATTTTCATTACAAATTTTTTCAAATTCTACATTATATGGAGCACCATATGTATCATTAACATATAACATAACACATTCATCATAATCATCGATATTTTGAGTTAAACGTTTACCTAGGATTTCTAAAGTTAAAGAATCATTGGTTAACATACGTTTGCAATATTTATTACGTTTTGTAACTTCACCATTCGATTTTAATAAATTAATAGCAGTACTATATGTATCTAGTAAGACAATTTCATCTAAATTAATATCAGGGTTAGTTTGTGAAATATTATTAAAAAATTCATTTAATTCACCTAATATACTTGAATAACTCCATGTTAAAAAATAACGATAACCTTTGTTATAATAATTAATAAATTTTTCGACAATATTTTCCTTAGTCATACCATTATCATTTCCGTTTACTAAATTTACATTATAACTAGTACCATACTTGATAGCATTATTAACTACAGGGAAAATCGAATTTAATTCTACTTCAGGCATTAAAAAAACAACATCAAGGTTACCTGTGAATATTTTATCAATAGAAAAATCTAAATTTGTTACTTGTTCAGATATAGAACCCAAATTTTCTGCAATATTAGCATTTACTTTTTCTAATGAAGATATATTTTTTTGAATATCCTCGATATCATCTTTTAGTTGTTGATATGGTTTACTTTGATTAGTCACCATATTAGAAGTTAAAACATTAGTTGTTTTGTTAAAGTTTTGTTTTCGCTTAACCTGAGGATTAACTTTAAACATTATACTATATATATTTATAAAAAATTTACCAAAAAATATTATTCATAACTAGAATATAAACAGATAAAAAGAGAAATAGTATGAAAATTGTTGTAGATTGTCGTGAAGAATCTCTTATAAAATTATTGAAAGAAGGATTGGAAAATAACGCAT